GGAAAAGTTCTGACTTTCCTGTTTGTATTGCTTTCTCTAAATCTGCTTCTGCGCCTATGGGGTTTTTGATAATGTCACTTGCGACATTGGCGTCACGTTCCTCTTTAGCAATTTTGATGTATTTGAATTCAGTCTCGCGTTCCAAATCTTTGGCGTCTTGCTCGCTGAGTGTCCCATTGTCTCTGAATGTGTTAATAATCGAAAAAGCATTCTCCACGTTACCTTTTGAGAGTTCGCGTTCGATCCCGATCTTGGCATCCATTTTGTAGCCCTCGATCTTTTCCTTGTTGGCCATGCCAGTGATTTTGAGTCCTGTTTGGTTTGCCCAGTTTGAGCGGTACGCCTCAAACTTGGCTCGGCCAGACTTGGAGAAGCCGAGCTTGTCTATATCGGTTTGGACCCCCTTGTTGAGTTTGTCAAAGTTGCTTCCCCACTCTTCGGGCGAGAGATTCTGGTGGTCGTTCTCCTGCTGCTGCGCGGCAGCGGCGAGGATGTTGCGTCCCTTCTCAAAGTCGGCATCGTCCTTCGCATCGGCCATCTTCGTCGCGAAGCGGAGGCCGAGTGTTGCCACATCGCTCATGGCGTCACCGATCTTGCCCATGCCGATGGCCTCGCCCGCAAATGCGTTGAGGTTGTACTTCTCCAACTGCATGTCCTTGGCGACCCCGCGCATGGCGTTGGGGTCAAGGGCTGCGGACCCGCCGAGTTGGGCTACGCGAGGCGCGATGATGCCGCTGTCTGGAGCGACACCTTGCGGGCCTGCATTTGGAATATCGGCGAGTCGGATGGATGGCATGGTTATTCGGGTTTAAATTTCATTTGCCCTCCGTAGTACCCGGCTTGGGAAACATTAGACAAGGCCGACCCGTAGCCTGCCATCAGAGTCCCTTTGGATTGGGACATGCCTGCGCGTTGCTCGATGTCGGCTTGGCGAAGATTGATTCTGTACCCTGCGCCTGCGGCTTCCTCGGCGAACTTCGCATCGTCCAAGCTCAACTTTGCGGCCTTGGAACTCATCACCGAGGCGAATGTATCTGCGTTGAAATTGAAGTCGCCGATGATGTCGTTGAGTCCGGCCTCGCGGCGTTTCTTGTTGGTCTCCAGATTGGCGAGGAGCTTCGTGTCGTTGACCTGCATTTCGTAAAGGTTGGCGGTATCAGCCAAAACAGCTAATGGCGAACCTTCCGGGGTGACGCCGCCTGCGGCGAACTGACTGCGTTGGAGACCGAGGATGCGATCCTTCTCGGCGCGGATGCGGCCTGCTTGGTCGCGGGCTTGCGCGTCTTGCGCGGTCGCCTGCGCTCGCAGTTGGTCGCTCTGCTGACCGAGCATCTGCCGGTTCATCTGCGCCTGCTGACCTTGCGCGTCTGCGTTGAATCCTGCGATCTGAGCGTTAAATTGTTCGGCCTGCGCGGCACGTTCCCCGGCGAGGCGCTGCCAAGAGGCATTCTGCTCCGCAGCCATGCGGTTGTACTCGGCCATCGCGGCCTGCGCTTGGCTTTGCTCGTTCGCTGAATAGATCGAGACGCCTGCGCTTACGACTGCGGCAATCGCCGCCACCGCCATGAACCCTTCAGCCATTGTGGACCTCCTGTGTTGGAGCAAACATTTGGACAAGATTTTTTTCACCGGCACGAAACCCGTGGCGCTTGACCAGACGCACCATCGCGGGATGGGCATATGCTGCCATCGTGTGGTAGCCGAGGTCGTGTGCGATCTTTTTGAGGCAGGACATGCAATGCCCAAATGCCTCGCGAGCGAGCTTAATGGAGAGACTAGGAGCAGATACCGCATGCTCGACCATGCACATTCCGTTGGAATTGCTCATGTGGAGAAAGAGAGAGGCGGTCGGTTTCCCATTGATCTCGCATATCACTCCGCACTTTGGCAGAACGATTTCTGGGACGATGTCCTTGCCGTGAGCGACTCGCCACTGCGAGAGCATCTCATAGTCGGAATCGAGGTAGGGTCTCATGTGAATGCTATTCATTTCCGTAGGTGTCCCAGACAGGTTCAATCGCGAGAATACACATTGGATAGGGGTCACTTTGCTGGACAGATACATCGGCGTCGAATCCAAACGTGCCTGCCGTCAAGATTTTTTGATCTCCCGTGGTGAGGGTGCTGGCGAGGTCGTACCACTGCCCGGCATTGACCCGCACTTCGCCGCCTTGGCTTTTGAGCGTTCTGACGACGACCTTGTGTACGCGCTTCTTGCGGCCTTGCGATGACCCGTCTTCTAGGTCCATGTCGAGCTTCATGGGCGTGAGCGTGCTGGTGTAGGGCAGGCCGACATATCCGGCAGCAGTCGAGTAAAGTGTAATTGAGGTATTGCCAAGATATGTTGTAACCAGTTGCGTTGTTACTGATGTGCCTTGAACAATAGTAACCGTTTTACCATTAAAATGTGCAGGGACAGAAACGGTTCTTGCCGATGTTGGATCACCCGGTTCAAACGGACCAGTCAAAGGTGTTAATGTTCCAGAAGCAAATGCCACATGCCCGTCCAGGTAGCGGTATGAGGCGGTCGTTTGGTTGTCGAACGCGGTTCGCCAGAGGAGCGGGAATCGCTCGATGGTGCGGTAGGTTGAGCCAGCCACGGTGCGCTTGACGACCAGCCAGACCTCGTCCTCTGTGCCATTTCCGTAGATGGTGGCGACCGACTCGACATCAGCATTGTCGCCGATGGTGTGCCGATGCCAGCCCACGACTTTCTGGTCTCGCTCGTAGGTCATGCCAATGAGCGTTCCATCCCCGCGCACGCACCAGAGAATGGCGTCCGGCTGTTGCTGGTAGGCGACCTCGACGATCTCGCCGACCGTGATGTGTTCGGCAAGGAGCGTCAAATCGGGCGCGACCCAACCGTCCTTATTGAGTTCGTAAACGAGTTCGCGGACCTTGCGTCCGTTGCGTTGGACGAAAAGAAGCACATCGTTGACCATCGCGGCTCGCATGTATTTCGATCCGTAGCTTGCCTGCCTGCGGGTCTTGACGTTCGTGGCCGAGAGCGCCGAGGCGGAATCCGCTGCGCCGATAGTCCACTCGTCGCCGGATGTCCCGACGAGCATTTCAGATTGCGAGAACATCCAATTGATTCGATTGCCTTCGCTTGCAGCGAGCGTGAATTGCACGGCATCGCTGGCATTGACTCCAAGTTCAAAGTTCTCAAAGTCGCCAATGGCACTGCACCAAATCGTGTTCGGCTGCGCCTTCGTCCCACCGAAGCAGAGACGTTGCTCATGCAAGCAAACCGAGCGTGGGTAGCCACTGGTTGCGTTGAATGCCCCATACTGCCAGAACTTAGTTTTTGCACCAGAGGCAGCGAGAGGTCCGAGCCACTTGTCTACGTTGAGGAAGTTCGCATCTGTGATGGTCGCCACGCCACCGATGATCTTGGTTGAGCTATCGATGCGAGCATTTGGAACCTGTTGCGTGGTCCATCTAGAGGCATCGAAGGATGCCGTCGAAGTGTGCGCCAGCACGCAGTAGTAGGTCTTGCCGCTTGAGTAGACAAAGTCACCAACGGCATAAGCCGTACTCGCGGCCCAGTTGAGGGCGATCTTTTGCGCGTTGGTGATGACTATTTTCAGCCCGCAGAGACTATCTTCCGTTCCAGATGTGAGGATATTTTTGTCATTGTCGACGATGTACTCGCGGACGATTTCCATTTGAGACAGATTCTCTGGATAAACATTGCGGTAGAGAGGTGCTGTGAGCGTAATCGCTGGCGAAATGTTGTACCGATAGGTGTTCGTGGTAACCGAAGAAATCGCGGCGTTTATTTGCTTGTAATCACCTTTAAATGACACACGGTTACCGCTGTCGTAACCGTGATTGGGTTGATAGACCTCTATGGTCGTGGTGTTAACTGGGTACGCAAGGCCCGATATGACTCCTGCCTGCAAGACCTCGGCAGGCACGCGCAGGATTTGGATCGTTGCTCCCCATGTGCCAGAGGTCTCAAAGTCCCATGCCCCGTCCACAAGCAGGATGTCGCTTTCAAAGTTGCCGACAATTTCGATCTGCTTGTACAAATTGGAATTCTGCCATTTCAACTCGATCTGCGAACCGATATACCCGGTAAAAGGAATGCTGGCTATCATCGGTCCCATTTGATTGGACGCCAAGGGAAGGGACGAGATATTCCCTGCTGCTATCGCCGCAGGAAAGGTTGTTGCGGTAAAATCTTTTAAGACGCAAAAAGTAGTGGTTGATGAAATTTCGTCCCATTTCGTGGCGTCAAAAGTCAAACCAGAGGTATGGGCAACTTTGCATTTGTAAGATAGGCCAGAGCTTGGGTATACCCAATCACCTACAGCATAAGCAACTGAAGCAGTCCAATGAGGCGGGAAAAGATTGGCGTCTTTAAAATATGAGTCTCCAGATTTATAAACCCAATTACTAACATTTAAACTCAACTTCGTCTGATTGTCCGAGCTATCGGGTAGCGGAGGGTACTCAAATTTGACCTCCGCGAACGTCCAGTTGGTATCCGACACGCGAGTGAGTTTGCGAGGCGGGTAGTTCGCGTGCGCGAAGTACATGATGTCGTTGATCTGGCAGTATTGGATTTCGCGCAGGTCAAGGGCGGCATACGGAGTGGCGAGTTCTGTTGCTGTCCCGGAAATAGTCTGCAATGTGCCAGAGGGATTCCAGACGCGCAGGTAGCCCACGCCAAGCTCGATCACGAAGCGGGTCGTGGTCGAGAAGTTGAACCCGATCAAACGACTCTGCGTGTCCGAGGTTTTCGTCGTGCCAATGTACTGCGTGCCGGGTCGGCGGATGGCCCCTCCGTAGGGCATGATCACGAAGTTCTCCAGAGTCCGGCAGGCCGAGCGATATTTATCCAATGACGTCCGGGCGTCCACCATCGGCGAGACTTCACCGGCGTTGAAGGATGGATAAAAATCGAATTTCGGCATGTTTTACTTTCGGAGGTCGCGGACGACTTTGACCAACGTGGCGAGGCCGACTGCGAGGCCGACCGTGACCGAGGCGAGGCGCATCCCCGCTTCCAAGTGCGGGAGCAGGGAGTACGCCGCAGCACCAATGGAGGTCGCGCTGCCGATGAGGCCGCAGGCTGCGGTCTTGAAGTTCTCCATGCTCATGAGTTGGATTGAGCGATGAGTGACCCAACGATGCTCGTCGTGGCGCACTGGGCCAGCCTATCGGTATTCAGCAGGTCTGTTTTCGCTTTGATGGCCGTGATGTTTGTGCTGACCGAGCTTGCAAGTCTGCTGGATACCGTCGTGTCCAGATTGGCGAGTTTGGTGCTGGCGCTGTCCATCTCTTGTCGGATTTGTACGGCTGTCGGGGCGTTGCCTGCGCCAGAGATTGGCGAGTCAATGCGGGCCAACTCCACGGCTAACTCGGCGCGGATCGCGGCGGCGGTGAGGACTGCCGTGCCAGTGCCGGACCCTACGGGGACTCCGTTTGCCACACTGGCTGCGGATGGGATGTATGCCGATCCGCTCAAAGCGCCGCTGGCGTAGCTCACGCCAAAGCGGACATCGCTGGCTGCTGGCATCGCTGCGTTTTGCGTGGCGTCGATGAGGGTTTTTGCGCCTGCGGTGTCGCAGAAATTAAAGATCGCGACATTGGTGGAGAGCTTTTTGAGGCGGATGCCTGTGCCGCTCACAGGGATTTGTCCGAATGTGCCAAATTCAAATTGTTCGATTTCGCAAATGCCGAGCGCAACATTGGAGACTCCAACCGCCGCCACCAACCCTGCGGAGTTACTGGGGCCATATGCATTGCCCACTGCGCGGGTCGCCCGCACGGTTCCTGTGGAGGCATTGTTTGCTCCTGCCGCTCCAGACGCTCCTCCGTTGCAGATTCCGGTGACGGCACAGATTCCAGTTGAGGCATTGTTGAGGCCATGCGATGTGGCGACAACGGTTCCGCCCGTGACATTTCCTGTCACGTTGACGGTTCCGACTCCTCCATTGTTGATTCCATAGATATTGGCTGCGGTTCCGCCGGTGATGTTGCCCGTCACATTCACGGTTCCGCCGACTGAATTTGATACAGCGGTAGCAACCGTCCCAGAAATAGTGGTGCTGGTTATTGTGACCGTTCCTGTCGAAGAGTTAATCAATCCGTTTGCAGTCGAAATAGTGCCGCCCGACACGTTGCCGGTGATCGTATAAGTTCCTGCAGCAGCATTGATTGCTCCGTTTCCATTTGCCCCGCTCCCGCCTGCGACATTCCCGCTAATTGAAATCGTCCCCGTTGATGAATTGTAAATTCCGTAACAAGTATTTCCCGTTCCTCCCGTCACATTTCCTGTGACGGAAATTGTCCCTGTCGAGGAGTTAAGCGCCCCGATGCAAATGGCGTTGCTTCCGCCAACCACATTCCCCTGCACGATCAATGTTCCGGTCGAAGAATTAAGTATCGCCCCAGTTCCTGCTAATGGCGAGGTGTTGACCGCAGCCCCGCCTGTCACGTTCCCAACAATGGTTGCCGTTGCAGGAGTAGCTGCCGAAAAGGACAAGCAGTTGACGTTGATGGTCGTTGTTTTATTGGTCACGTTTGCCGTCAATGTGACGCCGCTCTGGAGAACGTATGTGCCTGACCCTGCGTTTGAAATTTCGGTGCAGGTCGCATTCGCGGTGATCGTGATCGTGTGACCCGTGGAGGCGCGAGCCTCGTCGCCTGTGGTAGGCACGACTCCACCAACCCATGTCGCGGTTGAGTTAAAGTTGCCTGTTGCGGCTGATAGTATGAGTGCCATAAATTAGAGTCCTTTCGCTTGGATGTAGGCTTGCAGGGCGGCTTGGATCGCGCCGACGGCCTGCTGTGTGGCTTCGTCGCTTCCTGACAGCGATCCGAGAACGATGCCGAGAGCGGACTCGTCAGCGGTGATGACCTCGCCGTTTTCAATGCAAGTGGGGACCAAACGCATTGCGACATTGGCGTCACTTGAGCCATCGCTTAGATAACGGCCCGTGATGGCCAAGTTCAGCGAAAATTTTGGGTAGGATTTGCCTTCGATGGTGATGGGTGTGGATGCGTTCATAGGTTTATGCGTAAGTGAGGCTTTGTTTGTTATTCCAAGCTCCGATTGCGGAGCTTTCGGAGACCACGTCTCCGTTGTCATTGGTTGTTGTTTTATTGATGTCCCAGAGGGTCACGTCATAGACGCTGCCGCTGGAAGGAAAGTCGGATGTGGAAATGCTGGCGAGGTAGACGGTATTGCCGCTCAAGGCGAAGGCCCAGAAGCGTTCGACCGCTGCGCTGCCTCCTCCGATGGCATACACCGCTCCCGTCCCCGGATGGCGGGAATAGAGGATGTGATCGGCATGATTAAGGCAAATCTCTCCGAGACCTAAATCGCTAGTCGTCGGGACTTTGCCTGCTACCGTGGATTTTTTGGGTATGATGGTTGCCATTATGGAATGGGGTTGCCTCCGGGGGATCGAACCCCGGAGGCGGTGGAAGGACTAGTAAGTGCCTCCGTCGATGGTCGATTCAAGGGCGCTCACGCGAGCCGATACGGCAGAAACTGCTGATGCTCTGGTGGATGCCTCTGAGAGGATGTCTGCTTCTGCGGCGGTAACCCTTGAGGTAAGGGCAGTTGCGGCAGTCACTACGTTGTCGATGCGAACTCCGAGAGCGGAATCGGCAGAAGTCCTTGCGGAAGCTTCTGAAGATACAGCACTTGTGCGGGCGCTTACCTCTGCGGCGAGGTCGCTTTCGAGGGTATTGATGTCCGACTCTGCGGTCGTTACTCTACCGGCGAGTGCCGTTGCGGCAGTCGTGAGGGTCGATTCCGCACCTGTCGCACGGGTCACTTCGGCTGCGAGGGCGCTCGATGCGCTGGCGGCGAGGCTCGTGATCGCTCCGTTGATAGTGCCATCGGCGGCTTGGAAGGCGGCGACGACTTCGGTGAGGGAGTCGAGGGCTGCGCCATCAACATTGCTCAACACATTGTCGATGCGAGTTCCGAGTGCCACTTCAGCGGCGGACGCACGCGAAACTTCTGCACTCACTGCCGAGGTGAGAGTGGATTCAGCGGCTTGGGCGCGGGTGATTTCCGAATTCAGCGAGGATGTCACGGAGGACACTGCCGAGGTTCTATCGCTGATCTCTGTTGCCAAATTTGCAGAAACTACTCCTTCAGCGGCAGTTGCACGCGAAACCTCTGCTGAGACTGCCGAGGTGAGTGTCGAGTCCGCTGCGGAGCGAAGCGAGGCTTCTGCGCTGACCGCGGAATCTGCGTAAGTCTTTTTCGCAAAGACGTTTTCGCCGCCAATCGCAAGAACGCCTTCAGCGGTTCCGATGAATAAACTCTTGTTCAGCGTATCATAAGCCAACTCAGAGAGTTGCAAGGATGAGGGCTGACCACTGCCCCGTTTGATTTTGATGATTGGATTTGCCATTTGATTTATTGTGTTGGTTTTGTTGGGTTTGTGTTGTTGTTTTGGGGGTAACTAAAATTGTCCGCAGTCGATGGTTTCGAGCATGAGCCGGTAGGTATCGCTCTCCTCGTTCCAAAGCCATTGAACGTGAGTGTCCTGCGCGTGGTAGATGCGGGCGGTCTTTCCGGGAACTGGGAAATCGGCGTAGGTCGGGTAGATGACAATCTGCTTGATGCTGTCGTCCGGCAAAACAAGCGTGAACTGGGAGAGGTCCAGTTGCTGGGTGATGTTGGATTCGGTGATCGTCGTCATGCGTAGGTGGCGGTCTGCCGGTTAGTCCACGCGACATTGGTCGCCTTTGACGTTAAAATAATCGCTCCATTTGAAACGGCAGTCATCATTTTTGTGATTGTCCATTTTGCTACACTGGAGGCTGATCCACTGGCAGGAATATCTGAGTTTAAGAGTTTTCCGTAGTGGTAAATATGGACTGGAGTTGCTCCGTAAGAGGAGAAACCAGACTGCATTTCAAATGCGTGAATGTAGTTGCTTGGATCGCGCTGGGTGGATGGCGAGTAAAGGCCAAGGGCGACAACTACGATTTTCGACCCATTGGGTATGGCTACTGAAAACGTGATCGTGCCAGCGCCTTGGTTGACAAGGTAGTCGGTGGTGGGTTCTTGCGTGACTCCGTTTATTGTCACAATGACATGGTTCGGATCGCTCGACTTGAGGCCGGTGATTGTAAATGTCTTAGCGACCCCATCGCCCGCGAGTGTCGTCTTGGCGCTGGAAAGAAGGGAGGACTGCTGGAGGGTGAGGTTGAGTGTCTGATTCGGGGCCGTGCCTGTAATGGTGGCCGTTGCCGTTGGGCCTGCGGTGACGGTTCCAATGGAGAGGGTGTTGACAGGTCCAGCCGCGCCATTCGTTCCTGCTGGGCCTTGAGGGAGACCGAAGTTGAGGACAGCGGTGTCGTTTGCGCCCGTGTTCGTGACCGTAGGTGTGGACCCCGATGGGAGGTTCGTGACCGTTCCCACGGTGACGAGGAGTGATGGGTAGCTGACGCCACCAGCAGGACCACCACCCGACGACTGCGAGGCATCGATGCCATCGCCGCCATTGCGGGAGGAGACAAGCTTGGATGACATCCAAGCGGGCTTGATCCGACCCTTGCGTTCGGTCGAATCCCGGCGGATGGCTGGGCTTTTGGCAAGGGAATCGCTGTCCTTGGCAAGGAGGAGCGCCTTGTTGGCATCGCCGGTGAGCGGAATGGCAAGCTTGGACGCGAGATTGGCCGTGAGCAGGTCGATGAAGAGCGAGTCAAACAATGTGACATCGGTGACCTTGCGGACGTATTCCAGCGTGATGGCCTTGCCTAACCAGACATCCCAGTCGGTTGTCCACGTGGTGACGCCGGGTTGTTTGGTCGTGCCTGCAACGAGGCATCGGTAGACGACTCCGTTATTGGAAACGGCATTGCCGACCTCGTAGGATCGGTCTACGACCCAAGCGGGCGTGCCGGAATCGGCGTTGCTCAATACGAAGTTACCTGCGACCTCCCATGAGGAATCGCCGGTTGAATAATCGTAGTCATTGACCCGGAAGACCCGCAGGCAGTCGGACGGGATCGGGTAGCGATAACTCCACTTGTACTCTGGTCGAGGCAGGGTCTCGATGACGGTCCCGCTCTTCATGGCCCACGTCCACGATCCGGCGAGGAGCATGGCATCGCGCACCTGTGGGTAGAGCGATTTCGCGAGGAGCATCGCCTGCGAGGAGGGACCGAACTGCTCGGCAGTCCCGACCCGTAGGATGGCTTGACGACAGAGTTCGTCTTCGGTGAGCGTGCTGGATGGACGCGAGGAGGCACGGGTCTCGACCGCATTTTTCAATGCCGTCTTGCCCGCGAGGAACTGGAGTTCCTTGAATAACTCCTCGGACTTCATTTATTGGCGAGGCGCTGCGGTGGGTTGAGATTCCATGAGTTGGGAAAGCTTCATGGCCAAGGTGACCGTGAGCATGTTCGTGAATACCGGCGGGAATTTGGTCGCATCGGTCGCGATGGCGGTGGATTCCAGTTGGATGGTCGGAGTGAAGTTGGTGTGGATGTAGCCGGAAACGATTTCCCATTGGCCAAAGTTCTCATCTTCATCGACGCCATTGACGCGAAGCACCTTGAGAGTTGAGACAGGAAGGGCATATCGCTTGGCGTAACCGAAGGCCGGAGGCGCGGCGTCTGCTGCCAAGGTTGTTTGCGAGCGTGCAAACTGCCAGTCGAAGTCGGCGAGGAGTTCATTTCGCGTCTGATCGAATAGCGATGTCGCGATGGACATCGGTTCGCCATACGGCTTGAATACATCGGCGCTTCCAACTCGGAGGATGGCTTGGCGGCAGATTTCCGAGACCGAGTTGGCCGAGGTGGTCAAGCGGGGTTTCGCGGATTTCTCGATCAGAATTTTCACGCTGGGGCGTTGCATGGTCTCCATTGCCACGGTCGTCATGGCGGCGACGAGATCACCACTGCTAGTCAGCGGCAGAGCTATCTTCGATGCGATGCGAGCGATAAGCGCCTCGATAAATGGCGCGGGAAATAAAGCCACGTCAGTGATATGAAAGGTGTAGTCGATGATGATCGGAGCGCCGATATCCGTGTGGAGGTTTCCCCCCATGATTTCCCATTGGCCGAAATTTTCGGTGGTATCGATGTTGTTGACTCGGAGGACTTGAATCACATCGGTCGGCAGGGTGTATTTCTTCGTGTACCCTTGTGTTGGTGCGGTCCCAACGAGGAGAGTGACTTGTTTTTTCGCGAAGGCCCAAGGCGCATCGGAGAGGAGTTCTTCCAGCGTGTGGTCATAGAAAGAATTCGCAAAGACCATCGGTTGGCCCTTCAAAGTATCGATGGACCCAAGGCGCATGATGGCCTGCTTGCAAATCTGCGAGCGGTTCACAATGGTGTTCGATGAGGAGGCGTCTGCGACAGAAGTGATTTCCCGTTGCAGTGCTGGACGAGCAATCAAGCTTTCCATCTCCTTCATTGCCGCTATCGCTTGATCGCCTGCGCCAAGTGCCATGGAGAGCTTGTAGGCGAGCCGCACCACGACCATTTCGATGAAGATCGCTGGGAAGGTGGTGTCGGCAGGAACTGCGATGTAATCCACCGAGATCGGGGAAACAAGATTGGTGTGGATGAAGGAACCGACCAGTTCCCATGTGCCGAAGTTCTCCGTGGAATCAATGCCATTGACGCGCAGAATTTTGATGGCCCCTGTTGGGCTTGCGTATTTGAAATCGTACCCGAATGAAAGTGGGGTTGAAGTGATGCCCGATGCCTGCATGCGGGCGAAGCGCCAATCGTAGTCCGAAAGGATTTCGTTGACCGTCTGCCCATAGAATTTGGCCGCGAAGACAAAGGGTTGGCCTTGCTGTTTAAAAGTGTCGGCACTGCCGACCCGCATGACCGCTTGCCGGATGATTTCCGCTGCGGTCGTGGTGAGAACGCCAGAGTAGTTGGCGACTGCCTCGACTGCCTCAAGGAGGGCAGGCTTGGACATGAGGAATTGCAGTTCTTTGAAGAGTTCTTCGGATTTCATTGGGTAGGTGCGCTATGCGGTTGGACTATGCTATTGAGTTTGATGGCGAGAGTGACGGTGAGGATGTGCGTGAAGATGGGAGGGAACTTGGCGGGGTCGGTGACCTTGGTTGTGATGTCCACGACGATAGGGGTCACTAGATCGGTGTGGATGTAGCCACCGACGACTTCCCACTTTGCGGTGTTGTCGGCATCGTCGATGTTATTGACCCGGATGATCTGACCTGTCCCTGCGGGAATGGTGTAGCGGTAGGCATAGCCGGTCGTGGGATTAGCGGCATCCTTGGCAATGGAGATTTGGGAGCGGGTGAACGACCATTGGAAATCGGCGAGGAGTTCGTCGCGGGTGACCTCGTAGAACGACTGAGCGAGTGCCATCGGTTCGCCGAAGGGTTCAAAGAGATTGGCGCTGCCGACACGCAGGATCGCTTGTCTGCAAATCTCAGTCGCGGTCAGTGTGCCTGCGGTGATGCGTGCCGCTTGTGTCTTCTCCGTGGCATTGGCGAAGGCAGGCTTGCCGAGCATGGCCATGTAGAGTTCCACGGTCTGCTTGAAGAGGTCTTTGCTGCCGGTGAGTGGCATGGCAAGTACGCCTGCGAGCTTGACGGCAAGAAGCTCAGTGAAGATCGCCGGGTACTTGCTGGCGTCCGTGATGTTGGCGATGTAGTCCAACGTGACGGGAGAAACGAAATTGGTTTGGAGATTAGTGCCGAGGATTTCCCATTGGCCGAAGTTCTCGCTCTCGTCGAT